GTATTACTGGTCTTTGTCCATCAACACAAATGTCACCAACAAATGTATAAACATTTGAGTCTATTGATACCTGTCTGTATAATTGATTATTGAAACACTTATATGGATCTTTGTAGTTCTGTACGAAATACACGATACCATAACCTACTCCTGCCAATATCATCAGAATCGGAATATACTTGATGTACTTTACCAATTCTGGCATCATGCCTAAAAGTTTTGGTAGTATTTCCAATAACTGTTTCATTTTTTATCTCTGGCTTTGACTGCATCTGCAAGCATTCCTTTAATAATCAATAACACTCTACCCTTTTCCATTTCAGTCAAAGTTTTGACTAAAACTAATTTATCATCATAGGACTTTGCTTCTTGTAAGAATTCGGTTGGCACCGTCATCTTCTTTTTCTTTTTAGCTTTAAATTTTTCAAGTTTTTTTCTTGGATCTTCTTCTTCGTCGAACATTATCCTCTTGTGAGAGTCAGTATTTTCTGTATTTGTTTTTCAACTAATTCTTTTCTGTTAGGCCAATAGATATATTCTTTATCAGCTGTTTTTAAAAGTTTAGTAAAGAACGGTAATACTAACTTCTCAACCTCCTTTAGTCTTGCCGCGTATTCTTCTACTGTATCTGCTTTCTCAGTTATGACGGCGTTATATTCTTCTTCTGATACTGCGGAAAAACCAAAATCATCATCGTCATATTCAGCGAGAACTTTACTAATATCGTAACCCATTATTTACTCCAATTCTTTGCTGCATTAAAGTTTGCCTGTGAAAATTCCAGTCTGTCTACTAACTTGACTGCATTTCCTTTTAGTCTGTCTACTGCAACAAATCCTTCTGGTGCAGTAATTCTGAATCCATCATCTGTACGAATGAATGTACCGATTGATCTGATTGTCTCTAGTTTACGTACAATCATAAGTTTTGCATCAACAAGTAGATTCATAAAATCAAACATCGCAGTTAAATCATTTGATGAATTGCGGAAGAATCTCATTATTTCATTCTTCTCTGTTATTCGTTTCTTTTTAGTATCTTCTTTCTTCGCTTCTTGTATTGCTTTGTTTAACTTTGCTTCTATCCAAGATATCAGTTCTTTTGTGTGTTGTTTAGTATTAGTTATTTTTTTACCTTCACGAACTTTTGTATTATTAAAAGTTTTAATGAAGGTAGAATAAACATCACTTGCTGATATTCTATTTAACGTCATTGAATTCATAGACTGAAAGATTCTTCCTGCACTTGACAATACTTGTGTCAACTCTTTTGTTTCTTGTTCTGTAAATGTAACAGAACCAGACGCATCAGTAAATGATGCATCACGAAACCAAACATCTTTAGTTGGTTTCAAATGTCCAATGTCAATATTGAATGATGCTTTCATTGTTTCAAGTGTTTTACCAGAGTACGATGTATGGAATACCACGCCAACTTGTGCAGCAAGCATTGATTGTGCCAACTTTGATTTTGCTGGGACTGCATATACGATTGTATTTGGTTGAAAGATGATATAATCTTCTCCATCGATTGTCTCATGTTCAATGTCTCCTTTTGAGAACATCATATCGCCTTGCAGAACACCTTTGATTCCTAACTTAGGTAAGAATGCAAGTGCAAGTTTTAGTTTTTGATTGAGTCCTTCACTTGGATGATTCTCGTCAATATCTTTATCAGTATAATTTAATTTTGCATTCTTTGCAAACACTGATTTAGTACCAACAAAAAATTTACCGTTCTCTGGATTCGTTCCTGAAAAGATAGCAGGAGCACCATCCCATTTTGTTGTGATGTTTACTTTTGATTGTGCGTGTCCTGCAAGCATGTCACGTAATGAACGTAAAAAATTAATTGCATCACGACCACCAGCAACACCACGATTGATGATCTCATCTTCGATATGTTCTAAGTGAACGTTTTTATCCGTTTTGGATTCTTTTATGAATTGAGTGAATTTCATATTAACTGTATTTTATGAAAATGCAACTGTTTTTTGTTGCAGAAGAAGCATATTGAAAGATGTATGAACAAAGATCATTCATCTTATCAAATTGCTGAACTGTATATACTAAATTTATTCCAATGTATTTTGACATCCACCAAGTTTTATCTGCTCTATGACCTGCTTTTGCTTGTATGATTAAATCTGATAACTTTTCTTTACTACCAGATAACTCTTTAAACATTGTTGCAAATTCTTTGAATTGTGCTTCAGTTGGTTTATTGATTGGTGTTTCTGATGGAAAAGTCAAACTCGATCTTCTAATTCCAACATCAACTGCACCTTCAAATATCACACCACCTCCAATTTTACCACCTGCAGCTGCTTTACCCTTAATTTCACCTTGCCATGAAGAAGGAACTGGTCTAGATGAAAAGTTCCTTAATTGAACTTCTCCTGATTTACCTTCTGTTTCATATTGAATGTAGATATCTTTCGAATCTCTCATACTAGAACCAAGTTTAATTCCAGTATATTGTGCAGTTACAGGTTTTCCAGCGTTAAATATTTTTGATGAAGCAGAACCATTTTTTTCCAATTTTTTCAATGAAATTCCTATACATTCTGCCTTTGCAAAAACATCATACATGTAAGCATTATAATCTTGGAGAGTTGGAAAATCATATTGATGTTCATGTGTTTTTTTAACCATCCAAATATCAGCAGGATTCCATTTATCATCACCAGTAATACCACTACCTTTTTTAAATTTTCTCCATTCATCGTAAATAGAATCTACGAAAGTTCCTCCACGATAAAACTTATATTTTTGTCCTTTCTTTGCGCCAGGAACATCTTCAAAAATTTGATTCGCTGTTACTATAACACTATAAAACCACTGTTCATCTAATCCTGCCATACATTTTTTCAAAGTTCTATCACAGTCAGCATCAGCGATAGTTCTATCAGTTATTTGTGATACATCTTTTAGTGGTTCGTCTAAAAATTGTCTTGTTGCACATGCATAAGCCTGTAATGATTCTGCTAGTGCAGTGGTTTCTGCACCAGCACCAGATTGTTTTTGATCTGTGTCTTTGGCTTTAGTAGAAGATCCAGCTTTAACTTTTGTAACCATTTAAATACCCAGTTGTTTACCGACTGAGTATTTATACTAACACAATTACCGAATAATGTCAATCGGTTTATCGCCAGTCCAGACCTCTAATTCTGTACGTATTTTTGCATCTTTTTGTAATGTCTCATAACGATTGGATGCCTTGTTTCTCCACCACTTAATTATATTGTCAAGATGGAACTTATCATAGTTTTCTTTGTTTGGAATCAGTTCTTTTGCACGACCCATGACAACATCTTCAACATTACTGAATCCATAGTCAGAAATATAATATCGTTTCTTTTCCATCAGATTCTTTGCATTGTTTATCGTCTTAATAAAAGAATCGTATTCAGGTTCACCTTTCAGTGCAATCTTAACCATCGCAATAACTCTATTCTGCATAGTTAATTTTCTTGACGATGCATCTTGCGGTACAAAAATACCAATCAAACTCTCAACGTATTCAATCAGATCATCATAAGGTTTGCCATGCATCATTGGAATAAAATCTGATTCAGTCAAACCTTTATAACGAATGTATGGTTTCATACCATCATATTGTGAGACTGTTTTTGAACTACCATACAGACTTGTAGTTTCAAACAAACAAAGATTCATTTTGTATTTGTCGTTGACAATTTTTCTAACTTCATGAGATGTACAGATTGCTGCAAGTAATTTACCACCAAGATAATTGTAACCAAATGGTTGTGCAGGAACAATAACAAAACCCATAATAGTAGAAATATTAAATGATTTTGCAGTCTCTGGATTTGATATGAATGCACCGCCCAACATTTCATTACGTGGTTTCATATTCATCATCGGTGATGCAAGACGAATGAATCCTACCCACTTATCTGTCTTAACTTCTTTGACAGCAAGACGAATATTTCTACCAGGTATATTCGTCATATTAGAGTGTGAAGAAATAATTGAGATATACTTGTCCCAGTTATCAGCTGTCGGTTCTACTATCTTAAATTCCATATCGTTTGGATGCATGGTAAAATCAGAAAACAAATCATCTTCTGGACCCATGCCAGGTAGAGTCATTGGTTTCTCATTCATGGAATTTAGTTTCTGATCTCTCATATACTGTTCGACATTTTCATATCGATCAAAGTAATCAGAAAACATTTTGGCACAAACAAGTGCCTGATTTTTAGTCAGTTTCTTTTGTTCCATTTGTAAACAATATCATTTTACTTGCTTCAATCAAACCAATTGCATCAAGACGATCCTTAACACATGCTGATATTTCTATATCATCATCATTTCTAATTGAACAAACAACAAATGCTGTTATTTCATTATTCTCTATCTTTTCTCTAACTTCTTCTAGAGTATCTAGCATATTTTTCTTTTCACTTAATTTTTGCTTTTTAGCAGCATCATCCATACTGACTACGTTCATACTTTAATCCCCTCAAAGTTTTTGTTAAATTTATTTGGTTTATCTGGTAGATCAGGAATATTAGCATCTGTAATATCATTCTGAGCACCAGGTTCTGCATCATACAATCTCATCTTTGGTCTGTCAATACCAAGAACAAATCGTTTGTAAACATTCGGATCATTGTATCGATTCTTCAACTGTTTCACCATGATCTGACCAAGTTGTTCTAGTTCTTCTGTACTAATCAATGCAAACATAAAGTCAGCAGTTGCAGGCAAACCAAAAGATTCTGAAGTATCTTCTAGACCAGGATCACTGCTTGTATAACCGGATCTTGTTGTTTGTGTTGCAGATATGATTGGTAGATTATGTTCAACAGCAAGACCACGCAGTTCTTCTGCAATAGACTTGATATAACTGTATGTGTTTACATTTGCGCCAGGTTTAACACGAGCAGATGAACAGATATTCAAATAATCAATCATAATGATATCTGGACGAAAGTTCTTTTTAAGTTTAAGATCGTTCAACAATGCACGAAAGTGTAGTGCATTTGCTGCAGCAGTCGGAAACTCTTTGATGATTAGTTTACCATTTGTCTTTGCACGTAGTACGCTAATCTTTCTTTCATAGTCATCTCTACTGATTGCATGTAGATCAGATATATCGATGTTCAATAGATTTGCATCAATACGTTCTGCAATCTTTTCTTCTGCCATCTCAAGTGTGATGTACAAAACATTCTTACCTTGAGATAAAGCACCTGCAGCAACGTGACACATAAACAAAGATTTACCAACACCTGTACCTGCAAGTGCAATATTCAAAGTCTTATTGGGCAAACCACCTTTTGTGATCTTGTTGAACATATCCAGATCAAACTTGATCTTTTCTTCTTTGCGATGATAAAAGTCATATCGGTTTTCAAAGTCATTGATATAATCATGACCGATGTTTGAATCAAATGTTACACCAAGTGCATCACTCAGAAGTTGTGGAATCTCACCTTTAGAACGTTTGTTGTTGTCCAAAATCTGAACAGATTCCATAATAGCATTATAGATTGCACGATCTTGACAGAACTTCTCGGTTTGTTCGATCAACCATTTTAGTTCTACTGATTCATTTTTCTCTTGTTTGATTGTGTCCAGAAGTTCAATCGATGATTTTAAATCTGGCTCTGTGATATTTTTAGAATCGGTTAGATCGATAACAACCGATTCATATGACGGAAGATTGTTATACTTGTTGACAAAACCTTCAATCTGTTTGAAGATTATCTTTTCAGTCTTGTCGGCAAAATAATCTTCTCTTATGAATGGTAATACTTTGCGGGTGAAGTCCTCATTGTAGAATAAATTCCTGAGAATCGTCGTTTCCAGTTTTTTCATTTTCTATTTTTGCTAGTAAGATTGTTTGTAGAATGTCTCCCATTATTGTAGAGAATTCTTGATCATTTGTCAATTCATCAGGATCATGTGTGCCTGGATCAACGATAGTAAAACCAAATTGTAGTCGAGCAACTGCACCTTCTTCGACTATTCTTGCTTTGTGATAATGATAAAGTACACCTTTGTACTTTCCCTGAATCATGTAAACACCAGTTACATTGCCGTCATCAGAATTTACAAAGGTGTAGTCGGTACCTTCTTTAAGCAGCATCTTCGGTTTCTTCCACCATGTCAAGTTGTTCCATAATGCTTCCATGAGTGATTTCATATTTCTTCCTTATGTACTCTTGAAACTTTTCACTATTCAGTATATCTTCCCAGAACAATCTAGTTTGTGTATCAGAGAATCTATGTTTCTCTAATACTTCACCAGTTTCTTGATCAACTTTTGCGTACCAACCGTTAGATGGTTTTGTAACAAAGTTACCTTCAAGTGCGATATCCATCAAACCAGAATATTTCTGAATACCACCTTCAAATGATACAGTGATAGGAATCTTTGATTTTTCTTTTACAAATCGTGATTTCTCAACATTAATAATGAAGTTATAACCTGTAATATCTGTTCCAGTCTTTTCTTGTTGACGACCAAGAATCCAAATAGTATCAGCAGAATAAACGATACCAGTACCACCAGATACAATATCTTTAGGATACAAACCAATCTCTTTGTATGTGTGATTCACAACAACCATTGGAATATCTTTAAGTGTGAGATGTGGTGTTGTCATACGGAACAACGATTTTAATTGTTTTGCACGACTCATATCTGCAACAGATTTACCTTCAATTGCATCTTCAACTTCTTTCTTTGATGCAAGATTACCAATAGAATCGATTACAATCATAACACGATCACCTTTTTCTAACTGTGAGAATTGTGCCATGATATCGTGTTTCAATTCTTCAACGTCAGTAATTGGTGTGTGCAATACACGATCCATATCAATTCCAAATGTTTCAAAATATCCTTGTGGAGAACCAAACTCTGAATCATAGAATAAGATAACCGCTTCTGGATATTTCTGTTGATATGATGCAGCC